ATAGTAGAAGAAGTTGGAGAAAAGATATTTATCCAGAATATAAAGGAAAAAGGAAAAAAGATTTAGATATTGACTGGGAATTTGTATTTGATACATTTGACAAATTCAAAGAAAGCATTAAACACAGACATAATTGTCTTTTATATCAAATTGATCCATTTGAAGGTGATGATATTATTGCTCATATTGTAAATGAAACAAATAAAGACGGTGGCTCAAATTTAATAGTATCAAATGATGGTGATATGCATCAATTATTAAAATTTAGCACAACAGATAATTATATAAATATGATGTATAATCATAAATTTCAAGATGAAAAACTTTTTGTGCCACAAAATTATAGTATATTCTTAAAACACATTGAAGATACAACTGAAGGGGATATCTTTGATTTAAATGATGCAAATATTGATTTTATGAACTATTTTGACAAATTAACAAACAAAGCTAAAATTGTATCAATTAATCCAGAAGAATCGTATTTTAGAAAAATAGTTGCTGGTGATGATGGTGATAATATTCTAAGCGTAGTTAAATTTGAAAAAGATACTAGAGGTATAGGTGAGAAAGGATCAAAAACAGTATATGATATGTTTAAGCAAAGATTTCCAAATGAAATAAACTTTGATTCTAATGATTTTATAGATAATCTTTGTGATATTTTAGCTATTTATAGAAAAAATAAAGACTATGATTTTAATGATAAAATAACTGAAAATATTAAATTATCCAGAAAATTAACCCGTTTAGATGGAGCATATCTTCCAAGAGGATTTCAACAAATTCTTTTTGATAACATAAAAATATAAAAATAATAACTAAAAAATGAAAGTAAAAACATCAACATCAACAAAATCTAAATTAATAAAAGTGATATCTAAAAAATTTATAATAGATTATTTATTTAAACCAATGAATACTTTTGAAGTAGATTTTCAAGAAGAATTAGACAAATATTTAAAATTTGAAACAAAAGTTTGTAATGTTTTTTCAAAAAATGATTCATCAACATCTGTCGATATTTTATTTGATGATACTGGTACAAAAAAAGGAATTACATTTATAGTTGAAAAATCTTGATATAATTAAATCTAAAATTTATACTGATATAAAATATCAAAGTGACATTTGGAAATCTGAAAACAAAAAAATAGTATTTACAAATGGATGCTTTGATATTTTACATCGTGGTCATGTTGAATATCTGTCAGCAGCAAAAGATTTAGGTGATATTCTTATAATTGGAATGAATTCTGATGATTCACCATATTGGCTCACAAAAGGACCGAATAGACCAATTAATAATCAAGATGCTAGATCATTGATTTTAGCTTCTTTATTATTTGTTGATGCAGTTGTATATTTCTCAGATGAAACACCATTAAACCTCATAGAAAGCATCATTCCTGACATATTAGTGAAAGGTAAAGATTATAGAGAAGAAGATATTATAGGCTATGATTTTGTAAAATCAAATGGTGGTGAAATATTAACAATTGATATGGTTGATGGATATTCAACAACTAATATTATTAAGAAATCGCAGGATAATATCTATCAAGAATTAAAGTAATTTCAAATCCATAATAAAGTACTAAATTATCACCGTCTATTTTTCCTAATACTTTTATTGTAACTTTAACATCTCCTTCCTCCATTATAATTTCTGGAAAATTAAATCTAACAATATTATTAGTATATGTATATGTACCATTCATCGGAATAAATGAACCTAATTCGTCCATTGTTGATATTTCACATTCAGTTGAAGATGTAAATGTAATATATCCTGCACCTGTTGTTCCTGATAACCGATCAACATCATTTTTATTATACCAAGTTGTATTTATTATATTGCTATGTGCATCTTGAGTAATAAAAAGTAATATAGGTATATAAAAACCAATATTAAAATTTAATTTCGTTTCATTTATTATGTTACCATACATTTCAATGTGAGGAAATAAAGGTTGAAAATCAAATTCTGGGGGTATAATCATATAAAAATTATTACCATTTTGAACATATTGTGTAGAAGGTAATGTTTGTTGTATTATTTCTTGTTGATTTACTGTTTGACCAAATTGAAATTCTGAATTTGCTATAAATTTTAAAAATAAATATTCACCAGGTGGAATAGGTTCACCAAATGATTGTCCTGAAAATGTTCTCCAATTAGTAGAATCTAAACTTATTTTTTCTTGGATATTAATATTTGGTATTATTATTATCTTAGTGTCCGTCCAATTATCACTTTTTAAAATATCATAATCAATTTTAATATTATTATCATAATATCTTAAATTAAATTTATTTAAGAATTCTACAATATAATTATAAGAATTTGTATTTTTTTCTAAATATTGTCTAAGTGTTTTTGGATAGCCTGAACCTACAACATTAATATTTATTTCTTTATCAGCCAAAAATAATAATTCATGACGATCTAAGAATGTCATTATATTATCATATGAATTATAATATAAATTAAACTTTATTTCATTACCATTAAAATTTAATTTAGCTTTCACTTTTTTTAACAATATTTTTTAAGTATGGTTTATCATCATAACTAGCAAAAAAATTAAGTTTCCACCAATATTTTCCATAATCCATATCTAACACCTTTTGTGCGGTTTCTTTATCACCTGGAGTTGGCTGAAAATTATTTTTAAGTTTTTCTTCAAGTTCTATTAATTTAAGTAGATCACCATCAACTAAATTAAATAAAAATTTTGTTTGATCTAGTGATCTATTAGTAGCATCACTTAATCTATCAAAAATATCTTTATCTTTCCTTTTAAATTTTTGTACTTCCATTATTTATAGACTTTAATTCGTTTTGTACCATTTTGAACATTCTTATTTCTAACTGTTCTAGTTTTATCATCAGCAAAATCATCAAATGCTATCCAGCCTTTTCTTTTCTTATATTCTTCTTCATTGATGATAGTATTAATATAGCCTTTTGCTTTTATTTCTAATTTACCTTCTTCATGTTTTACAATTTTAAAATCTGTAATTAATGTTGTTGGATTCTCTTTCAAATCTTTTACAACTATTTTATAATCTACTGTCACAAACTTAGTTGTTTTTCCTGAGCTTACCAAATTTTCTAATATAAATTCTAAATATTTTTTCATAGAGTATATATTAAATTTAAAATTGAGAAACCTTCCGATGAAGGTTTCTCAATTGTGATTTCACACCGTATTCAACATTTGATGTTAGGTTATCACACCTTTGTTACATGACCTATATTCCACGTTTTTTGCTTTTGGAATTGATTCATTTCAGTCGATAGGCACATTAAGAATCGCCACGGTTGAAGTTCCACTACAAAGATAAGAAAATTATTTATAAAAAAAGAGTCTCACGGCTCTTTTTTTATTATCGATTCCATACTTTCATTCGTTCAGCATGACCGAAAGGTACATCTTCTAATTCAGGTTCTTCAACTTTTTCAGCTTTTTCAACTTTTTTAATCCATCCTTCGTAATCATCAACTAAGAAATCGGTCATAATTCTTTCATATCTAGCATAAAGAATTTCTTCTGGATTAAAGTTCACTTGTTTCATTGTTACATGAGTACTAAGATTATCAACACTAAAAACTTCAATAGGTATTCCACTTTCATCATTAAAGAAAGGTGTTGCAACTACAACAGCACCATCATCTTCACTTGTAAATTTGAAAATTCCTTCTGAAGGTTCATAACTAAATTCAAATCCACCAATTTGTTTACGTTCATGCAATTTTTTAACAAAATATTGAAGCATTCTTGCTCTATCTTCATTACCAACATTAGCATCTTTGATATTTTCTGTTAAAACATATTCAGATCCAATTTTAATCTTATTAAGATTACTAATTTGTTCATTTAACCATTTCATGTCAAAATTTCTATAGACATTTGCTTTAACTGTTTCTAAAGTAAATGTTCTTTCTTTAATTCTAACTTCATCAACTAAATTTTTAATTTTTTCTACTAATTCATCTGTACCATTGATATTTATATCCTTATCTAATGATTCTTCGTTTGAAATCTTAATAGAAAGAGAATTTTCTATCAATGAATATATTTCATTTCTTAATGAATCTTTTAATTCATATTTTTGTTTAACTTCCTCTTTTAAAGAACTAAATGTTTTCATATTTTTTCTATTTGTTTTTTTGTTACTGTTTCCACTGATATAGTATTATGATCATCATCGAAAAATTCAACTTCATAATACATAATTTCATAATTATTTGACTTATGTAAATGAACAATTTTACCTTTTGTTCCAATTGGAATATCTTTAATTTGTTCAATTGAAATTACGGTATCAAATTCTTTAAAATCCGAATTTTCAAAATTTTCAAATGTTTTTAAATTTCTCATATTTTTAATTTTTTAATTTCTTGATTAATTTTTGATGAAAATTCTAAATTACAATCATATAAATAATCACCTAGAAGGTCAATCATTTTTATTTTTATTTTATCTCTTAATTCAGTATTATTAAGTATATAATTAGCTACAATTTCAAATTCAGTTAATATATTCTTACCTTCATTTCTATATTCATCACCAACCTCACTAAATGTGTCTCCAATTTTCTTTGCAATATTATACGGTGTTTTTAATATGTCTGTATTTTCGTCAAATTTTAAAATCTTCATATTTTATAGTTTATTTATATGTATATCCTGTTCTATTATACCATACAAGTCCTGATAATTGTAAATATGTTACATTATCTACCTGTATTGCTGGATATGTTTCAGCCATAGTTGTCCCTGATATATATGGATATTCATATTTTAAAACTCCATCTACAACAGATTTTCTTGTAATTGACCATTTTGCATCTGTTTCTTGTGTTCCAGCAGTTGCGTAACCAAAATATGTTATTCCTGTGTTGGTGTCACCATCCCAAGGATCTATTCTTTGAACTTCTAATGCCATAATTTAATTTTTCTTTTATATATAAAATTTTTAAATTCATATTATATATTAAATAAAAATTATCAGATTTTAAAATATGAATCAGATTTTATGTGTGACACTAGATTCTCGTTTGTTATTTTTATATATCTAAAAAAATTTTTTTCAGTGGTGTGACCAGTAATACACATAATCTCAAAAGTTTTAAATCTACCCGTTAAATACATGTTAGTTGCAGCGGATCTACGAGCAGTATGTGATGATATTAATTCCCATTTTTCTTTAGTCTCTGTGATTAACTTACCACCTTTTTTATAATTAAGAACAACCTTATCGTTTAACCCTATTTTTTTACATATTTTTTTAATATATCTATTAAAGTGTTGATTACTTAAATTCAAATATATCTGACCATTATATTTTTTATAAATTTCACTAATATATTCATGTAATGGTACAATTACAGTTTTTCCTGTTTTCTTTGTATTTTTAATAATATAGTCTTTATTAAAATTTTCAGTAGTTAATGTTGAATAATCTGAATATCTTAACGCTGTTAAACAGCCAACTATAAATAAATCTCCTATTCTTTGCTGTTTTTTAGTTAATTCTTGATAATAATATATTCTAGTTATCTCATTCATAGATAAAAATACTGAATATACATCATAGTTATCTATATCAACTTCATCATAAGTTGGATCAACTGCATATCCATAAGTTGCAGCTTTTCTAGTCATTGATTTAGCTAATGATAATATTGTTTTAATATAATTTTGTCTCAAATCTTTTTCTTCCAAATAGTGTATAAAATCATCAAGAAAAAATTCATTTACACTATTAGTATAGATATTTACGTCATTTTCAATACAAAAATTGTTAATGTGATATATAAGAGTATTATAATTATGCTTATAACTATCACCCATACGTTTAGATTTTCTATTTATTGTGTTCTTTATAAAATCTGAAAATAATACACCGGTTTTTGGCTCTAATTGATTTATATTATTAATATAATCACGTTTTTTGTTTTCTTGTGGTACTAATGTTGAATTCATATTTATTAATTTTAAGTTTATAAAAATTAAATATAATAAATATAAATTAAAATCACAAAAATAATCACAAAAAAATAAATTAATATTCAGTATTTTTGTAGTCAAATTATCATAATAAAAAGGTTCAGATCGCTCACTATGTGAACTAAGATCAATTCAAAACCACATCGTCGGCAATCAATGTAATTCCTGATTTTGTTTTATACGTAGATAACATTTTAGATAAATTATCATTATCATTTCCGTAAATAGTTGCACGTGCAAAAAATAGATGATCTGTATTATCAGACTTCCTAAACCAATTGCCTGATGTGCTGAAATACTTATTTTGATTGATATTCCAGCCTTCCATTGTCACTTCTGGTTGTTCAAAACCTGAAGAACTTCCACAAGCAATAGCAGATAAATTACCAGCAAAATTATTTTTTAGTACTGTATTTGTGCTACTCAATAAATCTGCCGCTGGATTTACAACATCAAATCCGTACCAACTTGCTTGATTTGAAAGGCAATTATTATATTTTGCTATGCAATTACTTGCACCTTTGATGTAAAATGGACGTGGAGCATTTATATAATTCCCTGCAAAATAAGAATCTCCCAAACTTGAAGATCTTGTTTTAACCGCAAATCCAATTGCAAGTGAGTTATTTATTGATGGTATGTTGATAACGTTATTTACACAATAAACCTTATCTGTCCCTCTGCCAAATAATATCGCATGGCCGAAATATGAATCTGTATAAGCAAGTGAATTGTTGCGTAGATCAATATTACCAAGTGTGTTAGTTGGAGCGGATCCATCAATTCCAAACTGACATACATATGTATTTGATGAGGTTAACAGATTACTATCGTATAAAGCGATGTTTCCTTTATTTGACGTTCCATAAAGCAATGATATTGCCGCAGAATTGATAATTGTATTTGTAATTAGTAACTGTTCATTAATACCTGTATTTGCAAGTATTACTGGCGACGTACTACCTGAATAGTTAATTACACTATCTCTAATTTCAACCCATATATTTCGGATATCTGTTGTTGATGATACCCTAGAAAATATAGATGCAGAACTACCAGCATTAGTATTAGTTAAAATGCAATTGATATATCGGCAATAAATGCTGTTATAACCATTATCCTGTTGTACTATTCCTGAGTTTTGATCGCTGGTTAATGTTAAATTTTGAAATGTAATTTCAGCGCAGTTTCTTAACCTTATCCCGTAAGCATTTGCCTTGTGCCTTATTACTACAGCGGCGTTATTTGCAGCGTTACCTCTCACTAATACGCCTTTTGTAGCTGTATTTACCAACCAATAACCCCCACTTTCTGTGTCAAGATCATAAGTTCCATCAATTAATTGTAAAACATCTCCATTCGATGCTGCGGCATAAGCATCTGTCAAAGTTGCATAAGTTTGACCTGCACCAACATTTCTTACAGTACCTGCATAAGCAATAGTTGAATTTGCAATTCTTGCCTTTCCTTCAACGATCCTGTAATTGTCAAAGTAGTTCAACATTGAACATAGCTGAACTATTTTATTCCATAAATGCCTAGAAAATTCTTTATCTGTTTGTTGACCTTTTAAATATCTAACTACTCTTCTTCTATCTGACATTATAAATTTCTTAATTTCATTATATATAAATTTCTTAATTTCATATTATATATAAAATTTTTAAAGTCATTTTTTTTAAATAAAAAAAGCCAGCAACTAATTTTTAATTGCTGGCTATAAACTTTTTTG